AAAGCAAGTAAGAGTGAGAGAAATGATGGGTGTGAGGAGTTGGAGAAAGTACACGGCTCTAAAATTACAGGTAGAAAAGTTGGAAGTGCAGGTGCTTTAAATAGTGCTTATGCGGGGACAACCGAGACACCAAAACAAAACCACCACCCAACAGTTAAACCTCTAGCTCTTATGGAATACCTAGTAACCTTAACCTCAACACCGACAGGTGGAATAGTCTTAGACCCCTTTGCTGGTTCAGGAACTACTGGAGTAGCTTGTAAGAAACTAGAAAGAGATTTTATTCTGATAGAGAAAGAAGAAGAATACATCTCTATTATCAAAGCAAGACTCTCGGCTCTTACTCAAGGGAAATTATTATGACAAAGCTTAAAGACATAAAAAGAGAATGGGAAAAGTTATTGAAATGATTAACGAAAAAGAAAAAGACGTACAAAACGCCATACTTGATTGGCTCTCTTTCAAAAAGATTTTTCACTACCGCAATAACACGGGGGCATACCCAAGCACCTATAAGGGTAAAACGTACTTTACTCGCTATGGTGCGGTAGGATCACCGGATATTATCGCTGTAATAGGTGGTATTTTTATCGGCATTGAATGTAAGGGGACTAAGGGTAAGCAAAGTAATGATCAACGAAACTTTCAAATACAGCTAGAAGAGGCGGGGGGTTTATATTGCCTTGCCCACAGCTTAGACGAATGGATAGATTTCTTCAATAATCTATAACAGAAAAGACCCACTGACTGCAGTGGGCTTTTCTGATGCCATTAAAACATAGCTCTATTTTAATGCCTTCATTGATCCAGTCAACAGACCATAAAGACCTGAAGCTGTAACTAACATTGCAACTGCAGACTCCCAGTATCCTAGTGATTGTAAAACAGAATAGCCCCACGCTCCTAGTAAAGCCAATACTACGAGTGCAATCATAGTCTGCATTGGTTTAGTCCCTACATATTTTTTAACCAACTGGACTACGATAGATAGAATAGCTCCTCCTATTAGTTCGGGTATCATAATTTATAAAAGATTACTTCTTAATAATTACGACCTTTTCACCTTCCATCTTAACTACTGCACTTTCATTTGATCCCAAAGAAATTACCCTTGAGGATGCGGGTTGAGATGGTGGTGTTGGTTGGAAGTCTGTATCTCTGTCTCTTTCCTGTTGTAAAACAGAAAGAAACATAGCTCTCTGAACTTCAAGATCCGGTTTGTAACTCGCAATATCTTTGTGAGTTAAAACGTTATGACCTGAAAATGTTATTCCAAGCTCCGGTTCTATAACGTCAATAACGAGTCTGGCGGTGGCTTTCATTTGAGCGGGGGTGTATAGCTGTTCCCATTTCTCAAGAACGCCATCTCTGTCAATATCGTACCCTGAAACAAACTCTATTCCTATGGTAGATTTGTTAGGATTCTTAAGAGTACCCCAACGTGTCTTAGGTAAGACATCCTTTGCACGTTTTGAGGGATTTTTCCTTGCACCTGCGTGCCAAGCACCCTGATTAAGATCTACGAACTGAACTATCTGACCATCCCTATCAACACCAAAATGTGCAGAGACTTGAGAATTAAGGCTCAAAAACCAGTTGGTTGTTGAAGCCATTGATCCTAAAGTAGTATGCAAAACTAAAGCTACAATATCTCCTCCTAGATTATAATGATTAGGACTTTCTTTTTTTATCATAGATTTAATTTATTACTAATAAACGCCCAAACTATAGACACAACAGAAGAAACTCCAATAACTATACCAGTCTGTTTAGCCCTAGAAACTTTAATTGAACTAATATCATCAGTATTAACTTTGACAGATCCATTTATTTTTTCAAGTGCTTTGTTGATACCATTTAGTTCGCCAGAGATCACTCCCAACTCGTGCATTATTTCTGAATGTTTATCTTTAGACATTTTAAAGACTGTATTTATTACCCTTTTTGCTTTTATAAGTTTGGACACCTACCCCAAAGAATGCGGGAACACCAACTGAAAAGATGCCCTCCGATCCTCTGTCTTGTACTCCCTCATAGAGGTCTTGAAGATAAAGAGGTATTGTTTTTTCTGCTACCTCTCCCTTCAATTCTATATCCCCTCCGAAAAGTTTTTGACCATCAAGAAGTTCAAGTGTTAGTGCCGGAATCGGTGCGAGTTTCCCTCGTGCAAATCGTGTGCCGATTGTAAGTCTTGTATCAAATGGGAATTTATCTTTATCTAAAGGAACTACATCACCACTAGTAGTTTTCTTTGATCCTGAAACTATTTGTGAGAAGACTCTAACCCATTGCTGAAAACCTCCCCACATATCCCACCTTGTATTTCCTACTCTAATTTTTCCAAAGTCTGTACTACGTGGATCAACTTCAACGTCAACATTATCTCCGCCAATAGCATTAACCAATCCAAGTATTGTAGTTCCTGTGGCGATAAACTGTGCAAAATTTTTAATTGCCTCTTTTCTGACTTGAGGAGTTTGTTTTGCATACCATACTGGATTGAAAAGACTGAAACGTGCAGAAATCAAACGAGGTGAAAAGAAGGCTGTGTTAAGCGCTTGTGCAGACTTTTCTAAAGCACCAAGCTTTCCACGACCAGTACCAACATTTACAAACTCTGCGATAGATTTTAAATCTTTAACAGTAAGTTTCTTTTCCTTTCCAAATTTAGTAACGAGTTGAGTGAAAACATCAACTCTTAATTTATTTAAAAATCCGACAAAAGATCTTTCAGAGGCTCTAACCATTGCTCCTATAACTGGAATTTTACCTGCAAGGTTTGACATAAACGCTTCTTCTTTTCCTGAAAGACCACGAGCTAAACTATCAGGATCAGCCAAGTAAAGTTTTCCTGCTTTCATTTGAGAATAAAGAGGATGATTAGGGACATCATCTAACCATTGCTTAAAGTTCTTAGGTGAAAAAACCTGACGAAACATCTCTTTTGTAGCACTAGCAAACGCCTTAGGTTTTGTTGTGAAGAATAATCCCTGTCTTAATGGTGCGGACATATCAAAAGAAGTAATCAACGTTCTAGGAACATTCATCGCTTCAGTTATTGCATCACCAAGTTTTGCAGTGAATTTTCTTTTCTTAAGAATTTCAGCCACAAGCTCTCTGCCATAAACATCTTCAAGAAAACCAAGCTCTCCTTTTGTAGGAAGAGATCCATTCAAAAGTTTATTCAATGAGTTTTGGACTGTAACCTTCTCAAAGACATCAAGATGAGGATGCTTTTGTGCGATATTAAATAGATCGTCAACATCTTCAATATCAAGTTTAACTAATTCAAAAGTTTTCTTTTCAGCTAGTTCTCCCTTCAATTTTGAAAGAGACTGATAGTATCCTTTCTGACCTTCTCCTCCCTTAAAGATACCCCCAATAGCACCTGCTCTTCTAGCCCTCTCTGCTGTGAAAGCAGTCTCAAGCTCTTGACGTGGCGTTCCTGCCTCTTTAACAGCTTTAATTAGCTTTGATACTGCATCATCAACTTTGGCTAGGGGTTCAAGAGAGCTTTCAAACATTTCTCCACTTGTTTTAATTTTAGGTGCTTCGCCTCGTATCTTAGCTTTAATCTCTGGTGTTAGTTTTATACCTTGTTGGGTTGTGAGTTTTTGTGAGATGTCAAAGGGTTTCATTCCACTTGGAGCAACTTTCTTTAAGTATGCAATCGCTTCGGGAATTGTTTTGTTTGTAGCAAACCTCTTGTCGTTTATCACTGAATCAATATGACTTTTCGGCACTGCCTTAAACTTTCCATCTCCTAGTATGTCGGTGATGATGTATAGTTCGTGGCTGGAGCCATCATAGGCATCTTTCTGTAATTCGTAACCAATTTTATATTTATTCCCTAATTCTTCTGGTAATATCCCCTCTCTTGTTTCATAAGTATTGCGTGGGTCAATAAATCTTGACTTTTTCCTAGCGTTTTCTATCGGCAACCCCATATCCAACTTCTCTATCTTAGCTCCTGTGAGGTCTTCAACGATATTCTTAACTTGTTTGTCATAGAGGTTATCAGCCCATTCACCACCGAACTTTAAGCCCTCTCCTGATAGAGTGCCTTTCTCTTTGCCCATTATCTTGTCTGCTAGACCTTTGCCTAATACTTCGTCTAGTTTTTTACCCTTCATATCTAAAGGAGTGCCATCTTCTATTGATTTAATTACACCATTTTTATCTATTCCAAACTCAAATCTACCAGCATCTCTTGGGTTTAATTTTATAGTTTTAATTGTTCCGGGTGTTACATCAAACAAGTCACTACCACCCCATTTAACATCCTTAACATAAGTAGCCAAATTATACCTAGCACTTGTTTGTTTTCCATTTATCCAAGCGAAGTAATCGCTGTCGTTCTCTACTGCTTCTTTTAATGCTCGTTTGACACTAGGAGTTTCCCAATTTTTTAACATTTGATTAACTGGAGTTTTTGATTTTACCTTGCCAGACAAAGCGTCACGAACATACTGATTTGCTTTTTCGGTATCAACAACGCCATTAACTGTAAACTTTTCTTTAGCTTCATCTCGCAATGCTCTCATCCAATCACTCTGTAATTCTTCCATAAAAGAAACCTTCTTACCCTTGTAGGTTCTTTCGTTCATACGGAGGTGAGAGAGGACATTAGGTTCGTCCCAGTGCCCAGTTCTAAATTGTTTTTGCCTACCTTGTTCTACTGTTTGTTTCAAAAATTCATAATCACTTTTTTGTTGTGCTGTTAAATTTTTCCCAAGGGAATTTTCTAAAAAATCTAATCTTTTTATTTCAGCATTGGTTAAAATTCCTTTTGTCGGTGCCTTAATCAATATCTCCTTATAGTTCTTACCTTCTGGGAGTTGGTATTGGGAGTATCTGGTATCCTGTGCTATTTCTCTAGCCTGTTCAACTGTTTCATCTCCACGAAGTCCTTTATATGTTTCCTCCAACCCCTCTAATTCAGGTGCAAAAGGTTTAGCCTCACCACTTATGCTTTGTCCTTTAATGTTTTGGAATTGGTTTTTGGTTACAATATAAGTTTCTCCATCTTGAAGAAGCACCTTATTCCCTTTCATCTCATAAGGTCTTAAAGCTAAGCCTTTAGGTAGTTCTACTTTGTTTCCATAAATATCTTTAGCTGGAACATCTCTTTTAAGCTGTATGTCGGGATACTTTTTCATTATGTCATCAGCAGTCATCCCTTTTGTGCCACGAAGTGTATCAGTAAATTCTTCTACTCCTTTAGAAATCTTTTGACCTACTGATTCAGTAATTTTTTTACTCACTTGCTTACCTACTCTCCTTAATCCTCCAGCAAATCCAAATGGGTCAAGACCAATTCCACCTTGTGGTTGTGAATAAAGATTAAGAGTTTCTTTACCTAAATGCATTCCACCAACTGGTGTCCTCTCTTCAGGGGGATGAAGGAATGAAGTTATCTTTTGTTGGATTGGAGTTTCTCTTCTTAATATCTTTCCAATAGGTTTGAAAAAAGGTTTTGTCGCATCTTCAAGAAGTTTAATCCCTACAGACCCCTTTAAGAGTCCTACAGTCTCAATAACCTCTCTTTTTGTGGAGGCACGAGCTAGTTTAGGAGCATATTCTTTTGCTACATCAGCCGGTATGCCTGACTTAATCAATATCTTCATTACCCCCTCTGAAGTAGTCTCTCTAACAAGAGCTTTAACTGCTGTTTTACTACCAATTAAGGGTGTTAGATCAAGGGCTGTATCCCCGATAATTGCACCAAAAGCTAGAGGCAATGCAAACTTATCTATTCCCAACTTTTGTGCAGTAGGGCTACTCTTAACTGCGATCTCTGCATCAGCAACCCTTCTCTCAACTGTTTGGATAGGTTCATCACCAAAGATCGCCTTAAAGACTTTGCCTTCAGGAGTGAACTCATCATCAGCACCAAGTTTGTCTGCAACAGTAACACCGGCACTTCCTATATTCCGTGTGATACCCCTGAAAATAGTTTTAGCTGTATCTTTTAGAGCCTTAGGTAACCCCAAGACTGTATTCAAAGCAACACCAAAGTTTGTTGAAGCAAAAGGTGTATCAACTTCAGGAGTGTTAAATTTATTTGTTGGTAGATCAAACTTATTTGCCATTTTTAATTTAGTCCTAAGAGGAATTTAATTCCCGACCACGCCTTACTTCCAAGACCACTTCCTCCACCATCCGCAAGAGCATCAACAGCAATGCTATCAATCCTGTTTTTGATATAGTCTTTTACTGGCTGTGATAGGTTACTCTCATCAATCTCGTCCTTCTCATCTTGAGGATCTGCATCCCCATTTGCAATATCAACGAACACTTCATTTACAGTATCAACGTTGTCCTTTGGAGAATTGATGAAATAATTTTTAACATCAGCACTAAGTGTCTTGAATTCCGCTATTGGAATACCTGACTTTGAAGAACCTTTATTTTCTTGAGTATCAGTAAATGATGTTGTTGTATCTACTGCAGTATCACCCAATCTCTGTTCTCTTCGTGCCGCCAAAGATCCTCCTGCATTTGCAACCTTCTGACTTGCTTCATCAAGAGTATCTCCTATTGAGATATTAACACTAGGATTATCAATCATAAGCTGTGCTACTTGCTGTTTCTCTTCCCGTGCATTATCAAGTCTATTTTGAATTTCAGTTCTGTTTGTCTCAAGCAATTCCTTTGTCTCTGTATCAAGGTCATTGATGATGTCCTCATTCAAGTCAAAGAGATCGTTGTAATCTTTAAGCTCCTGACTGATGTCAAAGAGTTCAGCTTCAACTGCAGAGTTTGCAAGTTTTGAAGCTAGAGCAATATTCCCATTAAGGGCTTGTAGAGTAGATGACTTAGCACCCAATTCGGCTGCAACACCGGCACGTCTGATTGCATTCTGCCTTTGTGTTTTAGCCTGTTGCCCTCTGATAATTGACAAAGGAATACCTCTTCCCTGTCCTGAAAGTTTCTCAACAGCAAGTGCGCCCTCTGTATCAAGGACTGCTAGTTGAGATCTAAGACCTTCAATATCACCTATAAGAGATCTTGAAAGATTAAGATCCTCTCCTATTCCTAGAGCCTCACGCTCTCTTTCAAGCAGGTCTGAAGAGTCGGGACGATTAAATATAAGACCTTCTATTTTTTCTCTAGTAGTCTTTCTTGTTGTCTTTGCCTCTTCCTTTTCAGCATCAAGTTCATCAAGTCTAGTTTGATTATCTTCAAACTGCTTTTGAATCTGATCGTTTATACCTTTAGTACCGGCTGTAAGATCAAAGATGCTATCTATTGAACTTGTATCAGCTACTCCATCAGCAAATGCTAGTGGACTCTTTTCAACAACATCTGTAGCAGAAAACGCATTGGTGTTAGTCTCAGGGAGACGAAGAGACGCACCAGTTTGTATGACATCTGGGTTTGAGATATTGTTGAGACGTGCAAGTTCACTGACAGTTGTTTTGTTCTTTGCCGCCAATGCACTCAATGTGTCTCCCTCTTGTATGGTAATTTGAGCCATAATTAAATTCTATTAAACATCTGATAATTCAGCTTTCTTCCACGTACTACCAACCTTCACAGCAAAGTATGATGTTGATCCAACTGTATAGACCTTTATCACACCCTGCTCTGAAACACCGGATACAGTAGAATTAAGCACCTTCACACCTCCCTGTATATCTTCAAAAGAAATACGATCAATTTTATGGAAGTGTTCTGGCAAATCTCTATTTTCAAGATCTTCGACAGTACCTTGAAGTTCGATTATTTGGTTATTTTGGTCATCAATAAGACCCCTTTCAGTTTCTCTGTCCTCTTTTAGCTGTATTATATCTTTTTCTAGTTCTTCAAATGTTGCCATATTACAAATCGTTATCTTGTTCTACAAACTTTGCTCTTAATCCTGTAATTTCTGCTCCCCCTGTACTAATTGCTCTAATCTGTGCTTCACTGAAATCAGAAAAATTCTTTGCCTGATCAACCTCAAGTGTAGCCATTTTAGAAAGAGCATTGTCATCCTGACTTGTAAAAATAGTAGTCCAAGCAGTATTCTCATTCACCCGATATTGAACCTCTACCGCCTCTCCCGATCCAAGAGCTACGTGTGAAACTCCAACAGCAAGTAAGGTATGTACCTTATGAGGATCACCAAATTTCTGCATAACTACATCAGAATTTGTATAGTTTGCACCATTGTCAGTCCTGTCAATCGTTCCATTTGCTCCGTGAGACACCCACCAGTAGTCTGACATCTTTTTCATTGCAGAGAAACTAGCCACTGTCGCTGTATTATTTATAGCTTGATCAATCGCAACAGCCCAACGTCCTCTTTTGTTTTTTGTAACAACATAAATTCCTGCTAAATCAGTACCGGTTGAATCGTAGATTGTAAAGAATAATTTACCGCTTTCAACTTCTTCTCCTTCATTAGCTCTATAAGTATTTCCATCAGCATCAAAAAGAGGTAATTCTTTGATCGTTCTAACCATACCTCCTGACCAAATTTTAACTCTAACAACTGGCTTAAGAACTAATGAGGCTAGAGAAGAGTCCATAACTGCAACAAGTGTGTCATCAACATTACCGAACGCAATTAGTTTTCCTGCACCTAGATCAATAACTTCAGACACATCATCTGAAACATAGTCCCAAAGATAAATTCTTGAATTAGTATTATCTGTCTTAGTACATCCCATAGCCATAAATTTTCGCCAAGCGGTTGTTGATTTTATATTGTAATCAGTTGGCACTGAAATATCTGCATCAGTTACTGTTGATCCATCAGTACTTCCAAGCTTATTTTCATATGGGAAATAAGCTCTATCATCAATTCCTACTGAACTTCTACCAGTCCTTGAAAGAGTAGTGTCATCTATATTAAATGGATCAGTACCAAAGCGAAGATCCATAACTCTAACGCCAGTTGAAAGCGCACCATATTTAAATAATCTTCCTTTATTATTGTTTGCAGAAGTCCTTAACGCATAGATATAATCCTTGTAAATAAGACCTGAGGTTTGATAAGCAGTACCTGCATCAGTTTGAGTACCCGTGCCTGACAAAGTCCAATCTCCCGCAGGAAGTGAAGTTTTTTCAAGAACCCTTAACCTCCCACCAAGACCTGAATCAACAATGCCTAGACCGATTAGTGAAGTACCATTATTTAGAAAATGTTTGACGTGGAACTCTGTCATAGTAGAACTAGTACCATTAACAGTCATATCATTTTCCTTCTTCCTGTAAGGAGTTAATTTTGAAGGATTACTAAACACATCAAAGTTTAATACTCTTTCATACTGATTATTTGAAGGTGTCCTGACATCATCAGAGTGTCCACCATCAAACCTTTTTAATTCTACTCGTTGTATTCTAGCCATAATTAAGGTTCATTTCTTGCTAAAAATGTCCACGACCCCGATGCGTTTTTTGAAACCCAAGACCAACCACCCTTAGCAAGATCATCTACTATATTAAGTGTTTCTGTAACTGTAACAGTAAATACATTCACAAGTGAAACGCTATCTGAAATAGACAATGTTTCTGTAATACTTTCAATAAAACCTCTAATAATAGTTACTGAGTCTGAAATACTTAATGATTCTGAAACTATTTTTCCATATGTAGTTACTAATGTTGACGTATCAGATAAAGAAAGACCTTCAGTTATTGATATTGATTGAAGTATCTCAAGTGACGATATATCAGAAAGACCTAAAGCCTCTGTAATTGATTTTGTTAATGACAACCCAACAGTAACTGTCTCTGAAAGTGAAAGAGTTTCATTAACAATTTCACCAAAAGTTACAGCATAGACAGAACTCGGGGAAAGACTTATTGCTTCAATTATACTTACAACAAGTGTATGCAGAAGAGTTACTGTGCTACTTATTGATACTGTTTCAGATACAGATGTTGTGTAATCTACATTTGATACTTCATAAGGAATACCTGAACCTGAATTGTATAAATCTGTTACTTCACCTACTGATAATTTCTTACTCCAGTAACCGACCTCATCTATAACTCCATCAAAATCTTCTGACGAATCCCCCTCAACACCACCAATGTTAAAGTTTTGAGTAGAGTTTCCTACACTTCCAGCTCCCGAAGACTGAGAATTTTCTGTATCAACACCATCTTGGTAAATTATTGAGGAGTCAGCCGAAGCATCATAAACAATGACACAATGAACAAATACACCGACCTCTGAATCAGTTAAGAGTCCTCCACGGTCTTCCGTCGTGTTGTGGTTGTTTTTAATAATGACAACAATATCTTTATCACTACCAGCAGTACCAAGCTCAACTCTCCAACCTTGTTTTGGAGAGGAGTTGTATAACTTGTCAAAGACTTTCATTCCTTGCTTAGTCTCCATTTTCATCCACCAAGAAATTGAGAAGTCACCAGCTGGGTCTAGTCCTGTTTGATCTCCGTCTGTTATAAACAACTGTTGGTTGTTATTAGACTCCAAGTCTACACCATTGCCTTGTTTTCCTGCTACATAATTAGGTGAGTTTGTTTCGCTTAAATCATTCCCAGTCCCAGTCACAGAATCTGTCCCATCTGATTCTAGTTCCCAATAAGAAACTAAAGAAGTAGATAATGTTGCGTGATTTTTTACATCCATTATAGTTTTTCAATTACTTGCCAATCGTGAGTCTGACTTCCACACCCATAACCAGTTCTTTTAATAAAGTCGTTTCCTGTTTCTGTCTTTTTCTCTATAATTGAAAAACCAACCTCTGAGTTAGGACAAAAATGCTCGTGTATTTCAATGTCTTTAGGTAAATCAGATAAATCTAAGCCATCTTCTTCTTGTTTTGACTTACTCCCATCTCTTAGTTTGGGATGTTTTCCACCAACAAGAACCTGAAAAAACTTATTATGCTTTTCCTTAAACTTATTTTGTTTTCTTAAAATTAGTTCAAAATTCATTTTCATTAAATAATGACAAGCTTAAAAAAGCCCATATTTCAAACTATTTCATTGAGAGCTTTTTTAAGATACAACGATTTTGTGAGTCACTTGAAGAGTGTCTCCTGATACAAGGTTCTTTGCAGTGAAAGTAGCCCTTGAAATCATTGTGCCTGCTGACTCAGTAGATGTGTCAAAGACTCCAACTTCCTGAACAGCTTGAGTAGCCGTAGAACTCCAAGTCTTAACCAACTGGTCTGTGTCATTTGTAACTGTTGTAGTTACACGAGTTGCTGTAGCAGCGATCCTGTCGAGCGAACCGGAAGTAATTTCCGCAGCAAGAGCAGTGTCGGCAACAACAGCCGCAGTAGCTGAAGAACCAAGAGCCATATATGTGTAAGTACTTGTACCTACAGCATTTATAAGTCCTGCAACACCAGCGATACCTGCATTTGTGATGGTATTATTAACAACCATCTCATCTAACAATCTCCCGCCTCTAAAGTGCTTGATGTTAAATACTCCCTTTAGGGAAAGTGCGCCGTTTAATTTCATAAATCTAAATAAATTAACGAATAACTAATAATTATATGCTCGACCTACGCTTCGGACGTATCTTTGTTTTGAAGCCTCTATTGTGTCGGAGAGCGTAAAACTCCTGTAGGTCTTTCTTTAGACCACCATCATCTTTCTTTACTGTAATATCCCCGTACAACATACGCTTGAAAGTAGTAACCTTATCTTGGTTCATAACTTTCACAGCATAGTCTAATGCCATACCAATAGAGACAATTTGATGGAACATAGGATTGAAGCCCGGCTCTTTCGTTGTATCGTCTGAAGCAAAATCATCCGTTTCACGTGAGATATAAATCCTAAGTCCGTTTGTTTCAGTTACTAAAGTTATATCAGGTGCGGGTTTAAGAATGATTGAATTACCAACCATATCGTAATACTTTGGAACACCTTTAGTTTCTTTAAATTCTTCGTAAGACTCAGCAGTAATTTGGGCTTCATCAAAAGAAATAAGTTTAATATAATTTCCGTCAATATCCTTAATATGTGCGCTATCAATCTTAAAGATATTTGTAGGAAGAGCATAATCCTCTGTACCATCAATGACATCGTGATCAGCACGAGGAAGAGTAGTATAGTTTGAATCATCAAATGACCAATCGGCAACTGCCTGCCAAATCCACGTACCAATAGTTTTAACCCACTGTGTAGCTCTACGAGCTTTGTCCACAAGAGGATAGTTGTCAGTAGTAGTTCCTGCGTAAAAATCGCAGTCTTGAGTCAAACCAGTTTTAGTTGTTGTTTCGTTAAATTGCATAAAAATATTTTTGGCTTATTTAATAAAAAAGCCCGACAACAATGTGTCGGCGCTCTAGGAGGCACTCCTTATAACGCTCTAAGGCGTTCTTGATTTTTTAACACTACTAAAAATCTCCGTTTCTGTCAAAACGAATAGGTTGATAAGTTTGCAACGTTTGCACTTAATCTCTACGCCTCCAATTAGACCTTTTGCTGCTTTTGCGCACAGACTTTGACACGCCACGCATCTTAAATCTTGAGTTTTGTTTCTTGATGATTTCATTTGCAGGGAAGTCAAATAAGTCTAAGTTAGGAATAATGCAATGTCCCCCAATCTCTCCTTCAGAATGATGAAGAACAGGACGGCGAACGTGGCGCATATTCATAGCAGTATATCCTTGATTATAAGTCTCTGTAGCATCACGATAAATGAGATCATAGTCTAAATTATTCTTTTTACAGAACTCATAGACCATCTTCTCCCACATAATTTGCCACCCATATGCAGTAGTTGAAAGTAACTTTAGTGCCTCTGTATCTCTTGCCCTCTTCCCAACGTGAACCTCAATTTGAACATCTTGAAAATATTTTTTTAGCCAGTTATCACAAGGAGCAACATACTTAACAAACGTCCATAGTGATTTGTCAAGAACTGGATGAACACCTCTGATAGGAGAATGAGATGCACCCAATTCTTCTGAAGTACCAATAGGTACAGTGCCGTGAATTACTGTGTACTTCGGATCAAACAGTAATTGATATTGAGCAACTATATCTATGAACTTATGGGAATAAGGGATGCAAATATGGAGAACATCTAGCTGACCATATTCAAACATTGCCTTACCTAAATCCTTAAGATCATCCCCTTCTTCAACACCAAAGGTTTGATGTTTTTTCTTCCAAAGAAGAATACGATATAGTGCGCCACCAGTTTCGCCCTTGTAACCAACAACGAGACTGGTAACTTTATTTGTGGACTCTTTCTGTAACATCTTTACCTTGTTTAATCTTTTGTAGTTTTATTTCATTAGCTGTTGAAACCGCTTGATATACATCTTTTAGATTTATTTTTACCCAGTGAGAACAAATATAATCAAGATGAGCAAAAATTTGAAAACCTTTTGCTTTCGCTTTTTGGCAAAATGAAAGGTCAAGTCCTAAAGTTTTAAGACCCTTCTCGTCATACCGATTACAAAATGGTTGTTCATTTTCAAGTGCCTCAAGAACATCTCTACGAATAACAATTAACCCTGTACCAATAGCATCAACTTCTGCAACACCCTCATCTCCTTCTAAATCCATAACTTTATAAGGCTTTCTAGGATCTTTTCTTTCCTCCTCCGGTATTTCCTTAAGAATAAGCGGAATAATCCCGTCATCCATATAAGCGAAACATACGCAACCCATTATAGGTTTTTGATGATCAACTAAGTCAAGAATATTTAGCGGTGGGATTATATCAGAGTCAATCATCATAAGATAATCATACTCAGGTTTTGAAAGGAAATCTTGGACAATTTCATTTCTATTATTAGAAATTGGCTTAGCTGAGGGATACGAAAGATGTAATCTATATTTTCTCTGATGTGTCATTTCCGTAGCTAGTCCTGCCAACTCTACACGTACATTACCTTGATTAAGAATAGCAACGTAGACTCCTTTTGAGTTAAGTTCAGGATTAGTTTTTGGTTCAAACTTTACCTCAACTTCTTGTGGTTCTTTTTTAGCCATTATCTTTCTTTGTTAAACTTTTAAAATACTCTCCGACTTTTTGTACTACATAATCGACCTCCTTCTTAGTCATTTGAGTATAAGTAGGTAGGTAGAAACCTTCTGTAGATCTTCTGTAAGCTTCGGTCATAGCGTGATTATCTTTGTAATACATAGGTTGCATACTTATCGGCTTGAAAAACAAACGAGTATCAACTCCATTTTCTTTCAAGAATTTCCTTAAGCCGTCACGAAGTTCTGAATGAGTGACACGAATATCATACATCCACAAGACTTTTCTAGGAGGCATCATTATTAAATATGGACAATCAAGCGCAGACAATCCAACGTTATACCATTTCTCTATTTGTTCTCTCTTTTTAAGAATTTCATCAATCATTTCAACTTGAGATAGAGCAACCGCCGCCTGAAGATTTGTCATACGATAATTGTATCCAATCTTTCTGTGAAAAAATGTATGTTCAGGATCAAACGCCATCGCTCTTAAGTGCTTCATTTGTTCTGCAAGACGTGGATCATTTGTTAGACAAATTCCACCTTCACCTGAAGTTAAAATCTTATTTCCAAAAAGAGAATAACAAGCTATATCTCCAACTGGTTTAATGCCGTGAGACTCTGCAGAGTCCTCAATCACAAAAAGATTATAGTCGTGAGCAAAATCCATAATTGTTTTCATATCACACTGCCTCCCATAAATATGAACAGGCATAATGGCTTTAATATTTGGATGTTTTCTCAATAGTTCAGGAATCTGTCTAACATCCATAAGTAGATCAGTAGTACAATCAATAGGTACAACTTCTACTCCACAATAGGTAGCAGACCAAGCTGAAGCCACCATAGTGAATTCGGGTACGAGAATTGCATCACCTCTTTTAAGACCTAAACCTCTAATAGCTAGAGTTAGAGCCGTAGTTCCTGAACTACACGCAACTCCGTGAGCATAACCATTATACTTAGCCCACGCCTCTTCAAACTTATCAATATAACCTCCCTTTGAAGAGATCCAGTTTGTATCATAAGCATCAAGTAGATACTTACGACCTTGTTTATTTAAGTAGGGTTGGCTAACTGGGATGTTCATAGTCATAATGTACCATTTCAAATACCAATTCCTTAAAGGAGATACTAGGTGACCACCCCAACTCTTCCTTTAATTTTGTAGAGTCCCCGTGAAGTTCTTTAACCTCATTAGGACGTATCAATCTATCAGAGATCTTAACGTGTTTTTCAATAGACAAATTTGATCCATATCGTTCGTTCGCTACTCTAAATGCCTCCTGAACAAACTCTCTAACTGAGTGAGTTTCACCTGTAGAAATAACAAAGTCATCAGGCTTATCGTGCTGTAAAATTCTCCACATTCCTTCAACATAATCTCTTGCGTGTCCCCAATCTCGTTTTGCATCAAGATTTCCTAAAGTAATAACATCTCTTTTCCCTTTCAGAATTTCTGCAATAGCAATGGTAATCTTTCTAGTAACAAAGTTCTCTCCTCTTCGTGGTGACTCGTGATTAAACAAGATTCCATTTGAAATAAACATTCCATATGCTTCACGATAAACACGAACCATATTATATGCATAGAGTTTTGCAACTCCATAAGGAGACTTAGGAAACATAGCTGTATTTTCATTCTGTGGAGTTTGTTCAGGATCACCAGAGTAAAGCTCTGATGTTGAAGCTTGATAAATTTTTATAGAAGGATTAAGTATTCTAACTGCCTCAATGACATTTAAAACACCAAGAGCATCTACCTGACCTGTATAGATTGGAGTATCATATGAAACCTGAACGTGAGATTGAGCAGCTAGATTGTAAATCTCATTAGGTTTCACTTCTTTTATGATTTTGATCAAGGATGCAATATCAGACACATCACCATAATGTAATTGAAATAAACTACCAACATTTTCGTGACTAGGATAGAGATGTTCAATCCTTCCACGATTAAAACTGGAAGATCTGCGAACAATTCCGTGAACCTTGTAACCTTTATCAAGAAGCAATTCCGCTAGATATGAGCCATCTTGCCCAGTTACGCCCGTAATAATTGCTACTTTTTGCATAGGTTTTCAAATTCTTCCATATACTTAGGAGCGAGTTTCTCCCAAGAAAACTCTTCTGCGAGTTCATTGGATTTTTCTGATAATTCTTCAATCTTTTTACTACCCATCTTTGCAATCTCATCAATCTTTTGAGCAATAATTTTAGGGGCAACAGTACAAGTTTGAATATCTCTAAGAGGTAGTTGAGACATTCCAGTAGCTGACGGCGGGATCATCATTTCCTTAGGTAAGATCGTATTATAAGGTTCACGATCAATAGCAAGGATTGGTAGCCCTGCTGACAGTGCCTCCTGAAGAGGTAGAGAAAGCCCATCAAACTTATGAAGATGAATATAGACATCCCCTATAGCCCACAGAGCTTCGTGAGGCACTTCACCCATAGTGATCTTTACTCTCTTATCTTTGAAGTCCATTTCAAAAGGTACTTGAGATCGGATATGAAATGTCACATCACTCTCAACAAAAGGTAGAGCTTGTAGAAATTCATTGATTGAGTTTCTTCCCCCAGTTCCTCCGTGTCCATTATTAAACAAGAATTCTGTGCCACCTGTTCTTTTGATAAATTTAGTTTTTTCACGATCAACAGGTACTGGTATAAGAACCTTGTTTCCCCACAGAGTATCGTAGTCTAATTGTGTAGGACATAGATATAGATCAAACTCTTCAGGCATTGAGTCTTTCATTGGAGTCCATTCATACATCACAACTAAAGCAGTTTTAACTCCTTGCTCTCGTGCATATTTGATTAAATTCCAATTATAAGGAGTCTCAAAACATACCAACATATCAAGATCCTTAACGAATTCAAGACACTCATCCCTCGTAGGAATTCCACGAGCGGCGATAAATCCATTTGGCGCACCATCATAACGATCATAGAATTGTTCGTAAGTTGATCCTGCAATCATTATCTTGCTAAAAGGCAAATGTTTATAAAAATCGTAAGACAGAGTTCCTAGACCTGAATTGTCTGCCCTCAAAACTGCACCTATTCGTAAATCTGTTTTAATTTTTTGTGACATATACAAGAAATACTTTAACGTTATCGCTATTAACTGTAATTTCTACTCTTCCATATTGGTCAAAAAGTTCAGACATATCAGCATATCCAAAAGACCAGAGATGCTCATCTGAAATTAAGGATTGTCCTCTTCCTTCCATATATGGTGTAGAAATAGCCATAGTACCACCTGACTTCAAAACTCTCATTGCCTCTGCAATCATTTCTTGAGGCACTTCAAGATGTTCAAGCAATTCACCTGAAACAATGTAGTCAAAGTACTCATCCTCGTAAGGAAGTTCGTAGCAATCGCCGACCTTATAATTAACATTTGGAAATTTAAGACTCATTACATCAATCACTCTTTTAGCGTGATCAATGCCGTGTATTTCATTCCCTTCAATCTCTGCTAACTCACCTAGTTTAGGAGAGTTAAAACACCCAATATCAAGGTATCGTCCCCCCTTGAAATCACGTGCAAGTTCATCAAATCTATTACCATCAACAGTATGGACATCCTCATTCCATTTCTCTTTAAAAATCTTCTCAGATAATTCAGGTGTATTTATATTTTTTCGTGTAAATCTTTCCATATTAAAAGTGATGAAGGGGACATCACTCCAAGAGCTTTGCCCCCTTCTCATAATCCAGTTCAAACTTACGACCATCACGAGTAACAAAGAAACCCTGCGGCTTCCCGTCAAACGTGAAGGCACGAACCTGACGTGTTAGATTCATTCCTCCTTCAAGAGCTTTGCGGAGATATAGACCTCTCTTCTCCAAATCTTGAGGCACAGCCATCCATTGACCTTGAATTAAGTCAACGAAACGTCTTTTGAAGAGTGTGAAGATAGCCTCTTCTGCCTTAGAAAACAAGGTTTGCGCTGTATCACTCTCCTCAATAGAGAAACGCTCAATCTCAATGATATTTCCCGTGTCAATTCCCGCCGAGAGGACGTGAAGGGTAATACCCGCTTCATCTTCGCCATTGAAAAGACTCCAAGATAAGGTACAACTTCCCGCATATTCAGGAAGAATTCCCGGATGCAGATTGAAGTAGCCAACATCAGGATCAAGGAGATTATCAGGAATAATCCTCTTATACATCACCGAGATTACGACATCATAGCCAGTATTATCTTCAGTATAGGTATCGGATATAGACAACTCCACTTCATTAGGAAGATGCATTGAAGCCCATTCAAAGCATCTTCTTCCTATTGGTCTTGATGTTAAAAGTAATAATCTCATAGTATCTCCTTTAGTCTATTATGTATGGCTTTAGCCATTACTTGTGGTGTGAACTGATTACAGAACTCTCTACATTTTATTTTATCTAACTTACGTGGAAAATTCCACATTTTTCTTAATTGTTTTTTAAGATCAACAATATAAGCATAGTCAAAGTATTCTGCCTTGTCTCCGAAATAATCTCTTGCTCCCATATATGGAGAGTTTGAAACTAAAACAGGCTTACCTAAGTTATAAGCTTCAAGAAGAGTCAATCCTCCTGTTGAAGCCTCATAATAAGGGCAAACTAAGAAAGAACAAGTTGAGAGTTTTTCTTGAAACTCTGCTTCACTCCATCCGTGATTTGGTGTAAAAGAGGGAATACCCAATTCTGCCACCGCCTTTTCAAACATTCCGAGATTACGATCAGGTTGTGAACGCATAACGTTAATAATGAAACGTTTATCTTCAACCTTGACTGGCGGTTCAAAGAAACGAGCAAACGTCTTAATGATATAATAACTCTTTAAGTTGTAGTATTCAATAAGTCTCCTGTTGACAGATTCAGAAGGAGTCCAAGTCTCAATTCCTTCGTGCATAAACTGCCCGTAAGCATCCCAATCATAGCCACGAGGATTAGTCCTAGTCCATTCGTAAACATCCCAACAATAATTTACAACAGGAACATCAGGGCATTGATCGTGCAGTCTCTTAGCAAGATTAAGCTGAGAATTGCTCCATACGATCATTACGTCAGTTTGTGGGGTTACATCATTCCAAAGAATAATATGCCCTAAATCATTAAGATAAGGTACGAGATCCTTTAGAAAGTTATTTTGTGGAATGATAAAACTTATTCGCATAATATTTTGTGTGGATTTGGATCGTGACTAGGAAAAACAATTATTCTTTTTGCGACTCTCTTTGCCTCTTCAAGTAAACAATTATTGAACTCTTGTCCTTCAATCGCACCAATTTCATCATTCAAAACTCCGACAGAAATAACCCAGTCAAACTCATTATCCTTAAAATCATTATTAAGAAAATCAGCTAAGATAAATCTTTTCTTAGGATACTTCCTGTGTGCTTCATCAATAAATTCAGGAGTAATATCAATACCGGTATATTCAGTAACTTCTGAAGGAAGTACATCAACAAGTCGTCCATAGCCACAGCCAAGATCAAGAACCTTCCCCCAAACACATTTTTTAAGAACTTCTTTTTTATTATTCATTCCACTATTACCTGAGATAGCAGAGATAAACCCTGTTTTTCTAAGTCTATTTTGCCAAAACTCAGGTGTAGTGAACGCCCACATTAGACTATTTTGTTCTTTACAAGAGTATGAATAAGAGTCTCAAGTCTCTTAGAGTATGTATAATCAGTTATTGTCTTTTTATATCCTGCTATTTGGATCTTCTTTCTTTCTTCTTCATTTTCAAGATAATAATCAATTTTATCTTTCAGTTGATGCCCTGTAGCATACATAGCAACCTCCTCATCCTTTTTAAACTCTTCCTTAAGACCTTCAAGTTTAGGATAAAGCATAAATCCGCCTGATCCAGTAGTCATATAAACACGACTAGACCAATAAAAATCATCTTGAGGTGTACGGGGCGAAACAATAATTTTTACCGAAGCACAGGCATCATATAAATCTCGTCCAAAGACATTTGAAAAGATCCTAAACTTATCGCCATAAGTTTCTTGCAGACCTCTAACAAATGACTCTCGTTGAGCGCCATAGACACTTCCAAAAAATGCAATATCACAAGCATACTCTTCTTTAAATTCTCCTAGAGAAGTATCCTCATCACCAATTCCCTGATTAAGATAAGTTATATTTGGATAGTTCTGCCTTCTGATCCACGTACCATCAGTTAAGAAGGCGTGATCAATATACGGAATAACCGTGTGCATCCAATGTTCTCTTTCACCATCAAAAACCTTATCAAAATACCAAAAAACCTTAGGTATGGTTACCTTGTTTAATAATTCAATAAGTTCAGGGAGTTCAACATCAAATGCTTGACCTCCTTTATGAAATAGTAAAAGATCCTTGCCTCTGCAAGTTTTAACTATTTCATCAACATCAAAGTCCTTCTCATCAATTTGAGTAACTTCGTGTCCTAGTTTTTCAAGAGAAAACACTATGTGTTTCTCAGTAGTGTCTGAAAATTTGTTGCCAAAATTTCCTAAGTACGCAATTAACATAAGCAGTATAGATAATTTAATAATGAGTAGTGGAGTGGGGAAGAGCCTAGCTTTCTTCCCCAACCCGCTAGACAGGGGTCGGGGGCTTAGAGTCAGCCTATGCTTTACGCACCACTAGCGAGGATCTTGACACCGGCTGTAGCATTTAGTGTTTTAACACCATATGCAAGGTCGGCGTGGATTTTAACCTTAAGATCTTCGGATGGCTTTTCAGACAATCTAACTCCCTTACCACCGCCCGGAAGAGCAGCATATGCGTAAACAAATGCTCTCCTATGAACAATAGCGTTGGTGTAACCAGAACCCGCAGCCGCAGGAACTTGAGGGGTAACAACGACTGGTACTCCGTAGAATAGGTCGTGCGCACCCTTAGGAATAACTGGTTTTCCAAACAATGAAGCTTGGGAATATTTGGTGATATTCATCAAGTTATTCCAGTACACCTTAGGCTCAATAAACAGCACACACTCGTCCTTTGGAATTGAGTTAGACTCAAGAATTCCAAATGCCTTTTCAACTGAAGTAGCTAACAACGCTGTGCCGGTAGCACCGACAGAAGGCGTAATGTTATCAATCTCAGCAAGAAGATCAGTATCAAACTGACGAGCAAGTGAGTGGGACATAGCAACAGCATAACTGTTCCTTATGTTAAATGACTTCATAACCTGAGCGAACTGGAAGTCCGTTAGGTCATAAGCGACACCCTTCCACTTGTTTACTGTAAGGTTGGTGTTAGTGTCTGATAAGTTTGTAGCGGTAACAGTACCAGTGGTAACTGCAATGTCGGTGATAGATGTGAAACTATCAGCAACATTTGGAATGTGAATAATATCACCTCCATCCGATACATCATCAGAGTAGTCCGCAAAGAAAGGCGCAGCCGTCAACTTCGTCTTGAAGAAGAAGTTTATTCGGGGACTCCAAACTTCAGGCGTAAACGCCGTAAAAGTTTGAGTAGCCATATATTATCTATATGCCCTTTGCATTCTGCTTATCGAGAGCGTCTTTTTCAAGGGCTTTAAAGTCCTCGTCAGACATCTCACCGATTTCTTTGTCGGTTTTGTCAATGTGCATACCGCCAGAGTCAGAAGGCGCAGGGACTGCGTTATCTTTTTTAATTGCGTCCCTATGCCCTGTAGAGAATTTTTGAAAACTCTCAGACTGGACAGCTTCAACCGGAGATACACCTAATCCTTTTGCGACAATAGCCAAGTGTTCAAGCTCAGCATCATCATATTTGGCTAAAACCCTAGCGGCTTTAGCTATAGCAATAGGATCTGAGTCATTTGCCGGAGCAGAAGGTGAAGCAAGTTCAACTCCATCAACGAGCAAATCTCCAAATTTATCCTTGTAAGCCTTCACAGTTTCTTCAGCCGTATTCATACGATTGTAGATCTGATTAGGTACAGACTTTGGAGTATCCTTCGGGTCAACCGGTAGCTTAGTGTCTGCCGGTGAGTCAGACGAAGCAGTATCAACCAGAGGTGTATCTTTCGGATCAGAAGGCGGAGTGTCCTTAGGTTTAGTAAGGTCATCCCTCTCTGTCGGAAGATTAGCCTCATCGGGGTCTGCCAGAACCGGAGCAGGTGGTGTCGCAGGGACAGCATCAGCTTTCGGCGGTAAATTTTGTTTTACCATATAAGATTTTCTTTATGCGTAAATCTATTAAAAAACGACCGGTATTTTTGAAAGAGCTTTCCTTCTCTTAAACCACACCAACCTTGATTGCTGTAGCTTATGGAAAAATTAAACTCCTTTCGGAACTTCTTTGTGATCTGCCGCTCGATTATCTTCAACGACTTTGATCCGCTTCATAAACTTTTTAAATTCATTTGCAAGATCTATTTTCAAAAATCTTTCTTCTTCAGGGCAAATTAAAATATCAGACTTTAAATCTTCTATTGCTCCATCAAAAAGTTCACGAAGTTGTCCTCTGTTTTGCATTATCCATACTTTCTGCGCTTGAGTCAATTTCATAATGTGGATTAAGCAGATACTGGTTCACGTACAGAACTCGGAACTGGGTTCGGACGTGGTACACTACCTCCACTGGCTTTGGATGCAACATTAACCGCCTCACTAACTTCGGGCAACTCTTCAACACTAATCTCTAATGGATTTTTACCAACGAGACTTAATTGACGATAAAATAGTTTCTTAACTCTGGGGTCATCAAGTAATGCGGGATTCTGTGCAAGAAGTGTAAGTGCAGTTTGGTTTGTAGTAATTTCTGCGGCAATATCCATTCTTTCGTTAGACATAATTACATCAACTGTTGCATTTATGACTTCCTGCTCGTAATACCTTGCAGGGATTGTCATATCTTTTTCTTTTCTTAACTGCTCTTTAACTACAGACTTCATCAACTCTCTTTCTTCAGCGCTAGGAATTCTTCCATTCTTTTTAACAAAAGCAAAAACTTTTTCTGTAACACGAGAATTTTCAACAAGAAATTTAATTCTTATTAACTCATCTTCAGAGAATTCTCCCAACATAATTTTATGTTCAATCCTTCTTTCTTTTCGGAATTCAGGAATAACCCAATCAGTTATGATAGAGCTAAACCAAATACTAAACTCCTCACCCCTTTGATCAAAGTAAGAACCACTTTGTCCGAGTGTTAATTTTGTAGTACCAAGAGGTGTACCTGAAGGAGGTCGCTCACCTGAATTTTCAGCAAAAGCAAAAGTTTTTTCTTTCCTGTTTTGATCCCATTCCTGATTAGACTCTCTGTAAGCAGGTAGATTTTTCTCAGAGTTATTTACTTGTGTAAGATTATCTTGAATATTAAGTACTTCTCCATTATCAACATCAGTCAAAAGGTTACGAGCAAAAGTGTCATCTCTAGTTTGAAAAATAAGTTTTGAAGTCCAATCAAGTGCAGAGTTTTTAAAGTCCTCAACTCTGTTTCGGTTGATTTGGTTTTCCATTAAATCTTCAACAACACCTCTTCCAATTCCTCTTCCTTTTATTCTGTCCCAATCTAACTTCCTCCAAATTTCATCAACACTTTCGTATTCCGCTTTATGTAAAATTACTCCACCCTCTGTAACAATATGATAATTATTTTTACCCGCACCTTTATGAATTCCAAAACGATCATAAACTTTTATTCTTCCTGTTGCAGATTTTTTAACTTCAGCTAAAGCTCCCGCAAGTCCGTCCCAAATTCCTTCCATTTCATTTAGCTCGTGTTCTGCCATCTCCATTTCACTATCAACAAAACGAGACTTCCTAAGAAGTCGTTGTGTCGCCTCCCACCAAACATTATCCAAATGTGTATTAAAAATTTTATTACCCGCCGCTTTTTTTACAATAATACTTCCGTACTTCGGAAGATCTAAAACTAATTCATTTAAAAGTAAACCAAGCTTTGTGGTTTTCATCCAACGTTTAAGATCACGAGAGTAGATCCAAGCAGGGTAATGGCTTTGACCTTCTGCAGGGATTACACGGATGTCTTTTGTATCACGATCTATTTGTTTTGAAGTAACGAGTGTAGGGTTTTTTATAACATTAAAGAATGCTCGTTTCCATCCATTTTCATCAACAGCGTTCCCCTTAAATCTGTCAACCCAATAGAGGTCAACAAGCTCTATAATTCTAGGTATTGTATTAGCATATGAGGGGGCTAATTCAAAAGATGCTTTTTGAAATTCAGCTTTTTCCTTTTTTATAGTTGAAACTAAATTTTTTCCTAGCTGTGACATAAGGGTATTTTACCCTGACAGTTATCCACAAGTCAATTAACTTGACAAGGTGGAAAACTTTTTAAACAAACGAGTTCCGCTTTTTTCTAGCCCCTTCTTTCATTGTCTTTTTTAACAAACTTTCTTGCCTACCTTTTCCAATTAAAGTCCAAACAGATAATGCCAAAGAGTTAACACAATCATCGTGTTTGCCTGTCGGCGCTCCGTAAGAAAAGTGTCCCTTGTCTGTAAGGATATAACCAAAATGATCTAGCTCATCAAGTAGCGGACGATATGCCGGAATAAATATATTCCCCTGCTCTATCCAAATTGTTAGCTTTTCAATAAGTTGAAGTTTACTTTTCCCTGAATACTTAAAGTCATCTACCAAAATTCCTGCCCTTCTTAGATCTTCACTGATTGGATCTCCTACTCCTGTAGAGTCAATTACCAGACGGGCATTATTATAACGCTTTGCTAGGGCAATTATCCTAGCTTTCTGTATATTCCACCCAATTTCATTAAATCTATCTATATGAACGACACTATTTATAGAGCGATCCATCACAGTTAGCACTGTATAGTCCCGATATTTCGCTAAATCTACTCCGATTGTATAAAAATGTCCCTTTTCAGAGTCCCTTTCTATCCCATCTCTGATAATATCGTAAACTCCCCTGAAAACTGCAGAGGCATCATCAAGGAAATCTGCCTGATATTCCTGTTGAAAGACGTGTTTCGGCAACATTTCCTCTGCTCTTTCCCATTCACCCTTAGGAAAATAAGGATTAGACCTACTCTCAAAACGAAAAGCACCGCCATTTGCATCAGCTTCAACGTACCGGTCATTAAACCAGTTTTTACCTAAAGGAGTGGAGATGAAAATAGTCTTACCTTGTCTTGAAGAAGTGGTTGGAAACAAAAACTGCTCCCAAATTCTCCGATCTATTTGAGCGGCTTCATCAACAATGAGAAGGTCAAGTTCTTCTCCCAAAAGCGACTTCGGATTTTCTGCGGATTTACATTCAACCACAGATCCAGTTGCAGTTTGTATCTTCGGGTAAGGTCTATAAACCACTCCTTTGAGTTGCGAAGGGGCAACCACACCGAACCACCGGACAAGATAATTGAAAACCTTAAGAGATAGATCATATGTTGGAGAGACAATCCAAATCTTCTTATTGGGCTGTACTAGAACCCTTAAGGCAATATAGGCACACAGAGCCGACTTACCCCAACGCCTACCTGCACAAAGAACTACAATTCTTAGTTTCTCAATCGCTCTCAAGACTGGATTCTGATCCTCGTGAGGAGTCCACCCAATCTTTTCTTGCAGTCTTTTATCGTCTATTTTAATTGTCTCTGCCATACATATATTTAAAGTTGCCCTCCTTGATATAAAGTTCAAAATCCATACCCTTCCTCAAAAGAACAATAATACCCTCACAGGGAACAGGTAGATAGGAATGGAATATATTTACCAAGTGAAACCTGATGTGTTGACCAAACAACGCCTATCTACCTAGTGAACTCGTGGGGGAGTCACCCCAAACCAACGCCTCATATCCCCTGTGAAAGTACTATTACAATTATTATCCCATCATTAAGTGTCAAAGACTAGGAAAGTAAGGTGACAACAAAGCCTGAACAACTTAACTATCTGCTTAGCAGTACTCTCAGAATTTATAGAAATCTCTACCTCTTGTCCGTCAGGACAAGGGTTATCAGGATAGGGAGTAAATAGATATTTATTCATAGCTGTTATTTGTCATATTTGAACTTCTAATGTTTGGCTGTACCCTATATCAGTTATAGCAACTCTCCTTTGATACCCTCTCCCCTTAGTTTCTATGATTTAAAGCTATTTATACCTATATTTGAGCTATATCTAGTACTTTCAAGCTAAAAGCTAGAAAAAGGTACTCGGAATGTCTAGTTTAAAGGTGTGAATGGGAGTATTTCATATTTTAGGACATATTTTATAATAATACTTCTGATCCTTAATATCCTCTCTCTATGGTACTTATACAACCCCTGACCCTGACGGGATCAGATGGAACGCCGGTGCTTTATGATCATAATTATCCCTATAATGAAAAACACTACTAAAAGTTTATCTACTAAGCTCATCTCCTGTGTTTAATTTTTCTATTACTTCAATCTTATGATCAGTCCTTTCACTAATCCGGCGGGAGTTTCCCCGCTTATTGCGGTTTACCCTTTCATAAGCCCGTCCAAAAGTGAACACAAGCCAAACGACTATTAAAATTCCTATTATTTTCAGTATTATCATTATGTTTTTTCTACTACACTAATAGATCCTAGCTCATCTTGATACTTCATAGCCCTAAGTTTATTTTGAGGGTAGCGATCTTTGAGCTTTAATAGCATATCGGCACTTTGTAAACTTGCCCGTTTATCATCATCAACCAAGATTGAAAAAAGCCGTCCAAGAATAATATCATCATCAATTTGAGCCAGTAAGTATTGGAATCCAGCACTCTCCGTCACACGTTGCGGGGAGTTTTGAACCGACACAGCATAACCACTTTCAGCGAGAATATCTTTCATTACCACTTTCTCCTTGTTTCTGACCTTTTCTGACATCAGTTTAACAACGGACTTGTGGTTTTCCGTTGGTTTAACGTTGTATTTTGGCTCTTTTATAGTTTTCATTAAATTTATCAGGAGTTATCCACATTCTTTGGTTTGACTTATCCCACAGGTGGGATTATACTACATAACAAGAAGGCGAGAACACGAGAGCGGACGAGAACAAAAACATATTCAAAAATTATAAAAAAGTTTCTGCGGTTCGCTCTCTCCCTCCTTCCCGAATTTTATCAGGTCTTTAAAAACTATGCAATTATGAAATACTGGATAATTTTTATCGTTCTGTTTTTGCTTGGGATCGCATACCTTATTTGGCTAGACTGGGGCTGTGATCTCTCTGGCATTATGACTTGGAGCGGTAAAGTTTGTATTTAGCCCTTGATATTGATCTTTAGTAGCGGGAATATTCGCCCCGCTAAGTCGTCTAGCGACAGGGACTCGCTAAAGATCAATAATGAGGGGCGAAAGCCCTTTTGGTCGGATATTATTACAATTAGGCGAGAACATATTATGGATTATAAAAAACAAGGCGAGGACTTTTTGAAAAAGACAAAAACCACGCTTGAGTTTGTGGAGTGTACCCCTCAAAAATCCCCACTATGGGCGAAAGAAGGAGAAGAACACGGCACAGAATACACTATAACCCTAAAAAACGAAAAAGGAGAGTATTCTTTTGGTTATTGGGGAAGTATTGCGGACAAAGAGGAGAAGAGAAAGCCAACAGCTTACTCAATCCTTGCCTGTCTTGACGTTTTTGATGGTGATTTCTCTGAGTTTTGCTCGTGTTTTGGTTATGACGAGGACAGCAGAACAGCAGAAAAAACCTTCCACGCCGTTCAAGAGCAGAGCAACAATTTACGAAGAATTTTTACTCATAAAGAATTGGGAAAGCTCCAAGAAATAAATTAGATTTAGCTCTTGATATTGCTCTTTAGATCCGCAGAGTACTCTGAACGGCTAATAATTTATCGGCGGGGTCGCTAGAGAGCAATAATCAGGCACTAAAGGTCGGTGATTATTGGAATAATAGGCGAGAACATATGAACGAAGAAACTTTTGGAGCATTAAAGCGGATCGTTGAAGAAGTAGAAGAAAAACGCAAAGCTGAATGTTTAATGAAAGATTGCATCATAAACCACAATATCGGCGGGAATGATATAGATCTCGTTAAAACTTGGATCAAAGACAATGAAAAAACCTAGAATAGAAATAGACTCATACTATGGAATTATCTCTGTTAGGGCGTTTTCTGACGGCAAAAGGTATGTATTAGAAAATGAGAAGTTGATCTTCAGGACTTTGTAAAACTAATTAAATAAATTATGATCAAGTGTGATAAATGCAATAGAAAAGCTAAAAAGAGAGAAAGACTTGGAAGTATAACTGATGAAAGCATATTAAAGGATCAAATGAGTACTGAAAGAGAATATGAGAAAAGGTGGAAGGAAGGCAAGTGTTCTTTTGGTGA